TGATGTAATATCATTCCATTTTATTTTTTTATGATGTTTTTGTGATTTACTACTTCTAAAATCTCCTATACCATAAGGAGGGTCAACTATTGCTAAGTCAAAATGATTGTCATCATATCTTGACATTAAATCCATATTATCTTCGTTAGAAATATTAATCATTAAATAATTCTATTAGTTCTTTTCTTACTTTGTCTATTGTTGTGTACAAGCTGTTTCTGCTTATACCTGTTTTTTCTGCCAAACTATCTAACGTGTTTTTTTCGTAGTAGTATAGTTTAAATATTTCACGATCATACCAATACATATCATCTAACGCTGTGTCTATTTGTTCTAGCTTTTGGTAGCTCTTAGGTATCTCAATAACTGGTATGTTTTCTAGCTTATAATTAACGCTTGTAGTTATATTACAAGTATCGTCTAGTTTAGTGTAGTACTTTTTATACTTATAGAAGTATTGACTGCGTGGACTATTAAAACTTCTTCTAAGTGCTACTGCACCATACCTTAAAATACCTTGTTTACCGTCTTTGTCGTGTATATTTTTTAGTGTGTCTTTATTCATTTGCAAGAAGTATAACATAAGTTCTTGTACTACTTCGTTTATTTCGTTTTCATCTGTCGTAAATGCGTATGACATTTCTATAAAATCTTTTCTGCAATCTGCTACTATTTTGTAAATCTTATTCATTTATAGGTTTGATGTCTCTAAGTTTACTAATAACGTCTATAATTATTTCTGACAATAACATTTGATACGTTCTAAGCTGTGCTATGTTTCTTTTGTTTTCTATACCTGCAAAAAAACCATTGGTCATAGTTGTTACATTGATAGGTATAATTAACAAAAAATCTAACCAGTTGCCTGTATATGTGGTTATCTTATATTCGTTGTGGTATTCTATGATAGTATCAAGAACATCTAAATAATTAAGATATTTAGGTTTACTTGCGCATTGTTCAGCGAAACTACATACCGTGTCTAAATACTTTTCAATTATTATTTCGTGTTCTTTATTGACGTATATAGGTTTCACGTTTGTAATTTAATTTTATTTTTTAATCTAAACCTTTTTCTTTTTTTAAGTTTTTAACAAGCGTTTTGTAATAAGTTATATTTTCGTTGTATTCTACTCTAGTAATCTTTACTCTACTTTTACTTAATAATTCTAAGTCTTGTGCAGTACCTATACCGTAATCTTTGTCTAATTTAAGACCAAATAACCATTGTTCGCCTTGACTAAATATATTACATTTAGCACATTGTACTTGACAATTTTGTTCATTAAATCGTGTAGGTAAAAATTTACGTGATTGAAAATGTCCACATTGTAGCTTTTTATAGTGATCTACCTTACCACAGGTGTAGCATTGTGCTAGTCCTGTATCAGTCGCTTTACGCAGTCTTATATATAGAGAAAACCATTTGTCTAACTCCTTTTTAAGTTTACTTATTGTCTTCATTTCTAAATATTACTATCATACTAGGACGCATAGTACTATTTTTTGTTTGTCCATTTTCATCAACAAATTTTAATCTACCTTTAATAAAACGTAATTCTGATTGATTATAACAATAGTTGTGAAACCATTTTGTGTCTGTATTTGAAAAAACTAAAAACACGCACAAATCTGCATTACCATTTTTTAATTCTTCGTGTGCTTTTTTTAGAAATCCTGTGACATTACTATAGGGTGGGTTTACAAAATTTCTTTTACCCCACTTAATATTTAAACCGTCTACTTTTGAATTTAACGGACACGGATCAAAATCAAAATCAAATTCATTATTTAGTTTATCATATAACCATTGTGGCGTAGCCCAATTATCTGTTTTTTTACTTTGAAATAATTTTATTTGGTGTTTGTCCATAAAAAGATAATTTTATTTAAGTAAATTTTGTTTATAGTATGGTACTTTTTTAGGATCTGCACCTAATGTGTGTACTTCGTAATATGCTTCTTGAAGTCTTTTTTTATGTGTGAGACACCACCTATAAAAAGTTCTTATATTTAAAAAACTATCTTTTTCGTCTAGTCTAACACCTAATCTAAATGCATTGTCTACGTCTTCTATTGTTAAGCGTCTAAATCTTTTATCATTTTGTAAATCATAAGCAAATGTTTTTGATAATACTGCAAGTGTTTTGCCGTCTGTCTTATGTCCTAGTTCTATTGCAGTTCGTGAGATAATATCGTATAGTTTTTCTTTCATAAGTATTGTTTACCCTTTTCGTATTCGTTTAATTGTATGTCTATTTTAGAAGTGCTTTTATTGTAGTCTTTGCTACGCTTAGACCAAGTCTTTAATCGTCTGTTAGTACACCACGTTTTTTGCATTTCGTAGCGTAACTTACCTGTCTTACTTGGTTCTGTCCAATAATCAAAAAATTCTTGTAACATATCAATATTATAATCGTAAGAAAAAACTTCGTCTTTAAATATATTAATATTATTATTTATTCTTATTTCTTTATTCTTATTAATAGTTGTTGATTTTTTTAACTCCAAGTTGTTAAAATTTTTAACATCTAGTTGTTTAATTTTTTGACAACTGAGTAATTTAAGTAACTCATTGTCATTTATTCTAAAATGTGTTTTAGCAGGTATACCTTGTATTTTTGTTTCTACTATATTATGTTCTTTAAGTAATTTAAGTGCGTTTCTTTGTTCGTGTGGTGATAGTGTAGTGTCTTCTTGTATGTTCTTTGCAGTATTAAAAAACCAACGATCCTCTAACAAACCGTTGGTCTTAAAATACTCTTCTTTACTAATTAAATCAGCTAAGTAAACAGTCGCCTTTAAACCTAATATGAACGCAAGTTTTTTGTTTACTATTAGAAATGCTGAACTGCTTAGTAAATGTTTCATACAAAAATATTAATGTTATGTTCATAGTTAATTAAAATTTTCTTTAGTTCTTTAATTGTGTCAATTAAGTTATTAAGATCAGTTTGTAAACTATGCTCAAAACGTTTAGTTTCTACATTTAATTCTATTTCTTTATTATCTACTTTTTTAATATCTGACATTTTTAATTTCATTTTAAACTCTGAAAGTGACATACCATATTCAGCAACGTCTCTATACTCTGTTAAAATTTTATTATAGGTGTCTCTATATAAACGCCACGTGTAGTAATACTGGTGGTGCATTTCTTTATAGTGATATATATTAGTACGATCTCTGTTTAAATGTTTAGCTATTGTTTTATAGTCAATCTCTTCTTCCATTAATGCAATATTAGCTACAGCCACACGCATTACAATATAAGGTTGTTTACGTGAATTAGAAGTAAAGTCTTTGACTTTTGTATTACAAACCTCTGATGTAATATTACAAATACGTTGCATTAATCTGTCGTCTAAATTCATAACTAAAAAGGTAGTTTAGTGTTTGATTTACCAAAAACCCAGTCGTAAAATATTTGTGCGTTTTGCAACACGTCTTCAGGTGTACACGTTTTGTCATATTCTACTGCTGCTTTAAGACAAGATTGTTTTACTATTAGTTCTTGTCTATCGTCAGTATTTACATTTTGTGTGTATTGATTAGGTATATCTCTTTGTATCTTTATTGTACCCTTATCGTTTATAACATAGGTTACTGATTGTCCTAATTCTAAACCGTGATTTTGTGACTTTTTGTATATGTTACCTGTGTCACCATTATCAAGTTCAACCTCAAACATAAATAATTCTTTAAAATTACCTGAAGGTTGTACGCTTTTAATATTTGCTGTTTTCATAATTTAATTTAAAAATTGCCTACGTTAAAGGTGTAGGTTTACCTTATAATAATTGCTAACGCTTTATCGTTATTGTTTTTGTGCATATCTAAATAGTAGTCTCGCTTTTCACTATTTTGTAGATCATATTCGTAAACACCTCGCATTTCCCAATCTTGGGTTGCTCTATATTCTTCTATTTGTTTTTCTGTACCTATAAGTCTTACATAGTTTGCAAAACCTAAATCGTTGTAATATTGGTTTGTAGCTACGTCTTGTCTTTGTACACCTACTTGTACGCCTTGTTTTAGTAGGTAGTCTTCAGCTATTATTATAGTATCATCCATAGCTCTTGTATTAATTTAGTTACTAAATATCCTAACAGAAACATAAGCGTAAACATAACAAACTTGTAGTCGTATTTATGCATAAATCTGTGAAATTTATTTTTGTAAAAAGTTTCTATACGATATACAGGTTTGTCGTATGTATGTTTGTAGTTTGTTCTAAAGAATCTGTCAAGTTCTTTTGTGGTTAAGTTTCCTGCTACTAAATTGTTAGTAGACTTGTGATATATATTGTGTAAAGTTTCCATATTTATAATTTAGTAGTTTCTAATAATTTGTATAGTTTTTCTCTTAATTCTATATATTGCAATTTATAAGTCTCATTGTTTTGCCTTAGTCTTGCATTATCTCTTTTGTACTCCTGTAATTCTTGTACAAGGTCGTCTTGTGAAAGCTGTAAGGGAGTATTAATACTGTTTTTTGGTATATAAGTTTCCATAATTATTTTTGTTTGTTAATTATTTAAGCGGTATACTTGAAGAAAATATTTGCTTGCCGTGTTTCATAACTTGCTCTAAGTTTGCTTTAGCTGTAAGTAATTGTTGAAGTTGTATTTGCATTTCTTCTTTTTCTTCATTCCAATCTTGCTGTAAATCAAATTGGACATTATCTATCCAAATATCTAATTCTTTTATAGTATCTGATAAAGTAATAATTTTTGTTTTCATAATTTGTTAATTTATATTAGTTAATATGGTGCTAATATACAACAATATAAATTAGTTATCAAATTATTTTGTGTAAAAGTTATTAACAGATAGTTTGTTTATAACTCCATTAAGAGATTAAGGGGTGTTTTTCCGTTGTTAAGAATTACTGCACACCCTATTGCAGGTTTCTTACCATACTTAGCGTAAGCCATAGCGTAAGAATCGTGATCTATACCAGAACCTACTTGTGTGCCGTATACTCTAAATTTTTTACCTACGTAATGTTCTGTGTATGCTTGTGTGTGTAAATGTCCTTGAACCGTGTTCATCATGTCTGCACGGCATTTAGTCCTTGCAGTACCACCTTCGCCGTGTATATATTGTACGTTGTCTTGTTCGTATCGTTCTACAAAATCCCAGTTAGGTACTTCTAAGACTTCTTTGTAGCTTCTAATCCATTTAGAAGGTATTGCGCTTGTCTGTGCTTTACGCATAACCATTCTATCGTGATTACCAATAATAACTTTAGTACCTTTTTCGTTGAATACATTGTACCACCTTTGAATGCGTTGTATAGCTAATTCTAGCTCGTCTAAGCCACCTAAACCGTCTGCACTAGTCTCGTGATAAGAACTATAGTGATTGTCTATTATATCACCTATAAATATTGTTTGTGTGCAATTCCATTTTTTGTATTGCTCAATACAGAAGTCAAGGTATGCGTCTAAACCAAAAGGTTCGTGTAAATCACCAATAACTAACACGTTTCTAGTTTGTTCAGAACGCATACGCATTAATACTTCTATTTCGTGTGGTTTTAGTCTGAATCTATTGGACTGCACCCTTACCTAAGTCTGCTACGCCTTGCGCACCTGTTAGAGTAACTAAAGCCCAAAATATCTCGCTTACTGCGTCTTCAGTAACACCTAAAGCTCTAGCGACTGCAGGTATTACTATTGCAGCTATTGTAAACCATACTTTTTTTGACTTTAAAATTGTCATAATTAAATATTCTTTCATAATAAAAATTTAAGGTTAATAATCGTATGTCCAAATGACGTTTTTATCCTTTAAAGAATCTACGTCACAGTGTATAAATGTTTCACCAATACCTATTCTATTTATACCTACAGACATAAGTGAATTAATTAATAGGTATCTTTCTCTACTTCCGTTATATGCAATATCTACTGCTAGTCCAAGTTTATGACTTGAGCCAATTCTTGCTTTAAGCACATTGTCATTGTAGTTTTCGGTTCTATATCCTGATGTTATTTTAAATATCATTTGTCCGTCTACTATATCACGTGCTTTGTCTAATAGTGCTACAAATTCTCTATCCATTTGTAAACCACTATCAGGTTCGTCAGGACTTGCGAACTCTTGTAAGTTAAAATACTTGTAT